ACATCCTGAAAATTTATGCCAGGTTCTGGCCAGTCTGGGACAGATTGTATCACTTGTTTTAAATTCATATCACTATTAATCCGATTCTTCCGCCTCAGCATCTGCACCACACATGGGACAATAACACGGAACTTCGTCTTCGTACAGACTTGCGTACTGTACACGAATAACCGTGGTCATATCACATATCGGACATTCAATTGTGTACTCTTGTTCCATCATGCAACCTCAGTTTCCAATTCCTCCCAACCGAAGTCGTCGCCTTCCATTCCAGCAACTGAGTATTCGGTAACACGTTTCTCAAAGAAGTTGTCGTGTGATGCACCGTTTAGTACCCAGTCTAACCACGGTAGAGGATTGTCTTTTTGATTAAATTTAGGCTTCAGTCCCAACTGAAGCAATCGTCTATCTGCAATGTGTCTAATGTAGTCGCGGACTTCTTGTTTGGTTAGTCCCTGTACATCATTACCATCAAACGCAAGGTCAATAAATTTGTCTTCTAATTTGACAGCGTTTCGCGCCATCTTATATATCTTGGATTTAAGTTCATCGTTAACTGCGCGGGGGTGTTCCTCGCAGAACGTGCGGAACAACTTTGCGTTACCTTGTACGTGGATAGTTTCATCACGGATGGACCATTCTACGATAGTTGCCATACCCTTCATCTTTCCAAAACGTTGGAAGTTTAGTAGCATGACAAACGACGCGAATACCGACATACCTTCGTTGAACACTGACTGTGCCAACGCAAGTGCAAGACCCATATGCGATTGGGTATTTCCCTCTTTCATGAAATCGATCTTGTCCGCCATTTCTTTATAATCAAGAAACTTGTGGAAGTCTTCGTCTGGTAGACCAAGGGTATCATTCAGTAAGGCATACGCACGTTGGTGCACTGCCTCTCGTGCCGCAAATGATGATAGCATGTTGCGGACTTCGTTGTTTTTAAATTTTGGAATCAGTAGTTCGTGGTAGTTCTCTCCTACCTGAACGTCTGACTGCGTGAAGAGTCGTAGGACGTGTGTGATGAACTCTTTCTCTGCGGCGGACAGTTTGGTCTTCCAATCCTGTACGTCTTCTGATAGTTCTGCTTCGTCCTCAATCCAGTGGATTTCTTCATGTTTCTTTGCTAAATCGACCGCCCACGGATAGTGGAACGGTTTATATGTTTCTGAAAATTTTAGTAAAGATGACATATAAGTCCTATTAATGTTATTGTTAAATTATATTAACCTTCACAGGCACGACATTCATCGCCTGATTCGGTCTCGTTGTAATCACTTTCCAAGTGACTCATTAGGTCTTCATACCCACCCACATATCGACCTTCGATGTAAATCTGTGGGACAGTTTTGACCTTTCGCCCAGTTACTTCTGCAGCGGTTTTACCGATCTCTTCCAGATCGATATAGTCAAACGGAGTGCCGCGCAGTGACAACTCTTCGGTCGCCAACTTACACCACGGACAGTTACTCTTACCGTAGATGATGGTGCGGTTATCGTCTTCGAGTGCTACCCGTTCGACTTTGTCCGAAACCGTCTCTGCCCTTGACTTGGCTTCGGTGCGTAGATAATAAAGACCCTTTAGTCCTTGTCTCCACGCGTTGAAGTGCACCTTGTTGACATATCTCTTCGGTGCACCGGATGGGAAGAACAAATTAACCGACTGACCCTGACAGATATATTTTTGTCGATCAGCGGCATGTGTTATTACCCAATTCTGGTCTAGTTCCTGAGCGGTCTTGTATACCGCCTTCTCTCCTTCGTTAAGGAATGGTAGGTGTTGCACCGACCCTTTTTTAGTAATGATACTAGACCATGTAGATTCGTTGTTATGACCCTTCTCTTCTAGGAGTTTCTCTAGGTGCGCGTTCTTCACAAGGAAGGATCCCGCACGTGTACGATGCGTGTACGCACATGCCTTGAGGGGTTCAATAGATGGGGATGTTGATAGGATTACGCCCGATGATGCATTAGGTGCGATCGCTAAGAGGTGTGAGTTTCTTCTTCCAGTATGTTCACCGTCGATATACTCACCGCGTTCTTTTGCCAATAGTTGTGTTTCAGCGATAGCGTCGTCTGAGATGTGTTGGAACACCACTTCATTGATCTCTCTAGCCTTGTCAGATTCCCAAGCAACAGAGTGTTTTTGTAGGAGTGAGTGGAATCCCATCGCTCCCAATCCAATACTTCTTTCTCTCTCTGCCGAATAACGAGCGCGGGAAATACTATCGGGCGCGTGATCGATGAAATATTGGAGAACGTTATCCAACATACGAACAAGATCACGCACGATATTAGTGTCTTTCCATTCATCATAGTACTCTAAGTTTAAAGAAGACAAACAACAGACGGCCGTGCGGTCTTCGTTTGTCGGTAAGTGAATTTCATTGCATAAGTTCGAACCGTGAATGCGTAGTCCCTTTTCCTTGAGAGACATTGGTAGACCACGATTCGCAGTGTCGATAAAGTTCAGGTAGGGTTCACCTGTACGGAAACGAATTTCAAGAATGCGTTCCCATAGTTTGCGAGCATTGACTGTGTCCTTGACCGCACCGTCTTTCGGATCACGTAGATCGAAGTCGGTATTATTGATAACCGCCGCCATGAACTCATCGGAGATATTGACTGCGTTGTGTATGTTTAGTGCCTTACGTTGTACGTCTCCCGTAGGAATTCGGATGTTAATGAACTCAATAATGTCTGGGTGTGACACATCCAGATAAGCCGCGTAAGACCCTTTACGCGTCTTCCCCTGACGGTATGCAATCATGTCCGCATCGACCGTATGCATAAAAGGAATCGGGCCAGGCGCGATGTCTGAGACCGTTCGGACACTACCCCAGTGTCCTCCGACACCACCACCCATCACGGACAACCAACGTAACTCGCTGGAGTGCTCAATGAGTCCTTCAAGAGTGTCTGGTACATATGTGAGGAAACAAGAAATCGGAAGACCCTTTCCTTTGGTCTCACCGTTTTTTGGAGCATTAGATAGTACAGGAGATGCGAACATGAACCACTTTTTACTCACATACTCGTACAACCTTTCTGCTAGTTTTTCGTCTAACTCACCTTGAAAGACCGCCCATGCATTTGATGCTCTCATGTAAGCGTCTTGTGGAGAAGTCTCATCTTCCATCATATAGAAGTCTTTCAACATACCCACAGCATAATCTTTCAACAGACGATCACGATCATATTTAACATCTATTGTCATTTTTATCCCATATTAATATTTTTTGCTAGATTTGTCATTATAACAAAATCGAAGTGGTCTGTCAACTACTTACTATAGTCGTAGAACGGTTCATCTTGTTGAAAAGAGTAGTTCTCAATCACCATCTGTTTTCCGGTATCCCAGAACTTGCGACAACATTTTGCGATGTATTCTTCCTGTTCTTCAGCGTCAAGAAGTCCCTCCCACATGAGATGATTCTCAAATGAGTTTTCGAAATTCTTTACTAGGAATCTGTTTGGTGGGATGTCATCGCCCGTGTATCCGCACATGGATACAAAGATTAGAGTATTTGCATCTAAAGATCGAAGTGTTTCATCGGGGTTGTCGTCGGGGGTTTCAAGGATGACGACTTTATAGTCACCATAATCTTCACACTTCATTTGATACAATTCCTAAAATTAACGAGTAGAATTATATATCAAAATTGGTTCGGTGACAAGGATTATTTTGACTATTTTTTAGGAACTAATCGACGGGCAATCTGGACAGGATTTTTCTTCTTACGTCGACGGACAATCACAGTATCTGTGTCGTCTCCAGTACCCGCAACACCAGATGTTGTGGTCATCTCCATCTGAATTTCTTTGGCGGAGAAGTAGAAGGTCGTACCACTGCTAGATCTTTCTGGTTGGATGTTGTATCCAGTGATGTATCGTTTGATCAGTCGCGCATAGAGTTTCTCACGACTTTGCAACTTGTTGGTGTTGTTCCTGTCATCCTTTGCGGCAGACAGGTTGAAGTAAACGGGTTTCTCTTTCTTGATAAATTCTCTGAGAAGTTTTATAACAGTCGCGAAAATACGCATAGCGTCACCTTCTCCAGTTAACGCCTGACTTCCATTGCGAACGAATGAGATCTCCCAGTCCGTCTCATCGTAGTCGTCGATGTGTTCGTCACCTTCAAAGTTGACACTGACCTTGTCACCACCGTCAGTGGTAAAGTCAGATCGGTATTCGGTCTTTCCTGTTTTCTTCAGGGTAGCTTTATACGGATTGTTCATCGACTCCAAGATGAAGTCGAGTTGTAGATCCTCTAGGGTTCTCACTTGCGGACCTCGTTTGCGGAGAACAGAACTCTACGTCCTGTCTTGACGTGGACACCTTCGTAAATGGCGATACCCAAGATGTCATCAATGTGGTTGTGATCAGTCACGCGGATTTGATCGTCCTTACGGACTATATCTTCTGCTTGATCGGTGAGTGTGTCGTTTTGCATACGATACACGCCTGGTCCTAAGTTACCATTCTCTACGAGATACCACTTAGATTGAGACTCCAACAAGAAGTCCATCACGTCTATGTCAGTCTCTGCGTGGATCTTCTCGACCTGTTTGTCGGACAATTCTCCGTGTTCTTTAATAAGTGCAAGAGCGGCACCATAACGTGCAACAACAGACTGACCGCCTGGCGCTTTCGCCATGATCTTCTTTAGATTATAAACCAGACGGTGGAATGCCGTGTAATGATCACGATAGTTCTCACGATCATCCATTTTGTCAGTATTAAAATCCTTCCTTTTTTTGCCTTCTTTATCGATGATCCCTGCCTTAAACGCAGGTGTGTCCTCGAACGGAGTAACGAGTAATTTTAAAAAACGAATTGTGTATACCAAATCAGCGGCAGATTTTAGGATTCCCATCGGACACCTCTTAACTTTTCTACTACGTATTTATCCATTTCAATTCCCGTAAGATCAGTATTGTGTATGGCTCGAAGAAAAATAAGGAAAGGTTTTAAGGCAGACCACTGTTCAAGTGGTATTTTGGATGCAAGAATTTCAACTCCGGCCTCATGACCGAACACATTAAAGATCACAATGAGGTGATTTAGGATGAGGCGTTCTGCGAGATCGTTGTTCTGGTAGTATCGATTGACTAGTCTCTTGACGTATTTAAAACGTTTTAGATCATCAAAGAACTCATCTCCATCAATACATGAAGGATTGTAATAATTCTTTGCAGCGTATATTACGATGTTCTTGCTATTTAACTTCATAGTATGGCGGTATCAACTCTGGTAGTTGGTATTGTTCGGGGTACATGTCCGATTTGATCTTATTTAGTTGTTCTAGTAACAACTCTCTCCAATCGTAATTGACCTCATCATTCCGTGTTGTGCTCTGCATATCTTGCATGTAGAGGTATGTGTATCTAGGTCTCTCGTTATGTACTCGCATGTCCAACTCACCGTCGAACGCCAGTTTCTTCAGTTTGTAGTATTGAATCTGATCCTCACCCACAACAATCGTGGGATCATAGTCCATCATCTCTGCCGCCTTGCGCGAGAAGAATACCATTCGGTTTAGGGAGTTTCCTCTGTCGTTGTATCGATGACACCAGTCTGTCAGTTCCTCCGCACATATCGCCCAATGTAGGCGTTTGTCTTCATCAATATGTGGGTGGTGTCTCTTGTAATATCTAACCTTACTTTCCACCCCTTTGTTACTCCCCGGCTTCTTCGCGGACTCATATCTCCACTTGGGGACGTATTTTTTAGGGAAGTAGATGAAGTCTTCGGAACGAGAGTCGGGTCTCGCGTCTAGGATCTTCAGTAGACCGTCGTCCCATCGCGAGAAAGATATCTGGTTGTAGAGACAGATTACATCGGGTGCGTCTGTATCGACGACTGCGCGGTAGAAGTTCTTTCCGTAGGGCGTGATGATATCGTCACCGTCCACGTGGACCATGTAATCGTGTTTGCTCTCTAGGAATATTTTGAGGACTGCGTTCTTACCCGTTGCGGGTGTGCCGTCGGAGTCGGTGGCGAACCACTCGATCTTGTTCCTTTCGCAGTATCCTATCACCTCAAACTCATAATCGGAGTCTTGGGTGTTGATGACGACCGTGGTTTGGTCTTTAGGTAGGGTGTCGAATTGACGAATAAGCGTATCGATATCACTACTAGTCAATACGTAAAATCTCAGACTTGACATTAAGCGTTTCGTTTCTGGTAAATCTTCTCAGCGAGTTCGTCTTTTGTTAGGCGTTTAAGGGAACACTCCCTGTCAACGCCTTCCTTAATTGCTATCTCAATGAGTCGATCTTTCCTCATTTTGTGTATGGGAAGTTTTTCAGCACAGGTTTCGTGGGTCTTTCTCAGACCCACTAACTTAATGAGTAACTCCCATAGCGAGTTCATAATGCACTACTTAGGCTCTGAAGCCTTCTTGGTAGATTTACCTGCTTTAGGAGTAGTTTCTTGTGCGTCATCTTCCATGTCTTCGATCTTCTTATCAGACTTACCTTTGTGTATTTCTTGAGCACGTTTGGTGTCTGGAGTAGTAGAATCTTCTGGGGTCTCTCCCTTCGCAGCCTTTTGAGTAGCTTCGATCAATGCAGACCAGAACTCTTCAAACGCTTCCTTGGTCTCGATCTTAGAGATCTCTGCTTTCTTATCAGAGGTCTTTGGGTTCTGTTTCAACTTACTATCACCACCTTCTGGTTCTGGCTTTTCTTCTTCCTCTTCATCATCACCCTCTGGTGCTGGTTCTTCGGACTCTTCTTCGCCGTCGTCTTTCTTAGGTGGAACTGGGGACTTCTTCTTCTTTGGTTCTTCTTCAGACTCTTCTTCGTCCTTCTCAACCTCTTCCTTCGCTGGTTTCTTACCACCATCGATTGCATCGTCAGTTGCCTTACGACGCTTGTGTAGGTATTCGTCAGAAGAATCTACATCGCCATCATTGTCGATGTCCTTGTCCTTACGATCAGCGAACTTTTTATCATTTGCCTTATCGTCTACTGGATCAAGTTTCTTCTTTTCTTCAAGTTCTACATTACGATCGGAGACCATTCCCAAATACGCCTCCATAATTTTAGTGATATCTGACATAATAGTCTCCGTTAATTAAGCGTCAAAAAATATTTTGACAATCACACCGGCAAAGACTGTTGCGGTTAGAGTAATAATATACTGCATTACCTTAACGGTCTTTCCTTGTTCGTTTACACCATCTTCGATGTCATCCATTCTCTGAGAGAAACGGTTCATACGTTCGAAGTGTTGTGCGTTGGCTTTCTCTATATTGATCAACTTCTCCTCTGCACGAGCTAAGTTAATCATTGCATCGGAAAGTTTGTCGATTTTGTCCTCAATTCTAGCGAGGCGTTGTTCTTCACGTTGCACATGCTCATACAGGTCTTTGGAGTTATCGCTCATTTCGATTGTTCCATTAGTATGTGTTAAATGATATAAGTCATCTATATGATCTAGTGGATCCTTGTTCTGACTTACGAGTTAATGTCTTTATTTATACGAAATCAATTATCTACCTTGGCACCTGATCGCCACTGGTAACATGACCAGTAACGTGCCTTCCACTTCGGGCCAGGGTCGTCACAGTTGTGTCTTGCCCTGAAACTTTTGCGACGATTTGGATCGTCTCTCTTGATTTCCATGTTAGGGTCACCAAAGTTCACCTTGACTACATTACCTTTGTCATTCTTGACATACACAGAAAACTTCTTTGGACCATCGGGTGTACGGAACGGATTGTTCAGTTTCACCTTCTTACCCTGATACTCCGATTCCTCGATGACAAGAACCTCGCCCGCGCATGACTCGCAGCAGGTGTCGATAGTGTCTTCAAGGAATGTGTTAAAATTTTTCATTTATTACCCAACTTACTGTCGCATAAGTTGACCACCCTTCACTTTGAATCCGTTATCTTTTAGGATCTTAGTGATGGTAGTCTTCTTTACCAAGTCGTCCATGTCTTTCAACATTTTGGTCAAACTCATGAATGCTTTGTCTTGAACATTGACGTTAGAGTTATTGTGGATCACACGAATATATGCCGCAGCCTTCTCGTATTCAATACCTTTACTCTTATGTTTCAAGAGTTCTTTAGACATCTTCATGAAGTCTACTGATTCGTCAAGTTCAACAGATTCTTTAACTCTACTCTTACCTAGTTTTGCGAGTAATTCTTTCGCTTTGGCACGATCATGATAAAGGAATTGTCTTATCTTGCCGTCATCATCATCCTTGACCATATAGGTTTTTGGACCCATCTTAGTGACTTTACCGGACCTCTTGGTGCCAGAACCATCGTAGTAATCAATTCCCCTACCAACCTTTGTTGAGGTCTTTGTTTCTGTACCCATGCCCTTGACTGCAAGTTTTCGGTAGTCTTCATCTAAATTAGAATTTTCGTGCACACCTTTATCGTCGCAGTGATCACACCCTTCGCCTTTACACTTGGGACATTCTTGTTTATCTTCAAGTACCTCTTCGCAGTTGTAGGTCTTGCCCGCGAATACGAAAGTAGAGTCACCCTTTGCCTTCGCCTGTTTTGCGGCGTAGATGAACTGACCCTTGTCTTCGGTCTTCACTGCTTCTTCGACTGACTCCTTGACGAACTTAGTCATCGTTGCAGCCATGTCACCCAGTGCAAGTGTTGCGTCCTTACCACTTCGACTATATAACCAGAACTTCATGCCGCCCGGCTTTCCCTTCAACTGCATTTGAACCTTATCAACGTCATGTTTAGCACTACGAGACTTGCCCTTCACGACGAAGGTGCTGGTTGTTCCTTTTCGAATAGATGAATCATAAGTTATTGTAACTTCATCACCTTTCTTTAGTTTGTCAAATTCTTTACGAGGTACCGTTGCCTCTGTTAGACCAAGTTTTGCAGTGACCTTAGTCTCTCTTAATTCAAAAAAATCTTTCACTTTAACTTCCTCTTGATGCGCCTCGAAATACCTTCGTTCCCGCAACTGGATTGACTGATTTGGTGTTACTACCCTTGTTATTTAGTGGGTTGAAATTCAGTCCGCCATAGTTGTTGTCGGTTGCCTGTTGCAGTCTTTCTTTTTTTGCAACAGACATTTTCTTGTTACGTGGTTTCTTCGATTTGCTCATACAATGTCCTTATTTCATTTGTCGTCTGCGATCTCTGGCCATTCGGAACCAATCTTTAGATACGCCCGTGTTGTGTTTTTGGATGGCGCGATGAATGTTATCTGCATCCGCCTTCGCCTTTTTAAACTTTGGATCTTTCTTGACTGCGTCTGGAGTCAACCCCGTGGATCCTCTAGGGAATTTCTTTAGTTTTTTGCTTGCGTCTTTAGACATTTTGTCCAACTCTTGGGACTTCTTGAACCAAGCATCAAACTTGGGATCGGCAGATTCAAAGGCAGGCTGAGTAGAGAAAAATTTACCAGTGACTCCCTTCTTATAACTATTGTCATTGTGACCCTTTCTTGTCAATGCACCACCAGCCCGAGCAGATCTTGCTTGATCTCTTTTAGCATTCTTTGCGATCTTATCTGCGTGTTTAGCGCTCAGTTTTTTATTGAGAGCAGTTCTAGTTGGGTTTTTTCTACCTTTCATACCTTTTGGAGCTGGAATTTCAATATCGAATCTTCCCTCAACCGCATACCCCATCTTCTTCAGTTCAGCCTTGGAGAAGGATGGTGGTGGTTTACTGAAAAAGTCAGCCGACTTCTTAATCTTGTCTAGTCGCTTCTGCGAACCAAGACCATGTTTCGACGCACGAGCGGAAAGACGGTCTTGTGCAGACCGCCTTGCTTCTCTTATTTCAGTAAACTTTTTCATTACGATACCTTAGTTAGAACCGCATCTCTCATTTCACCCATACCATTGGTCTGAGAGACTAGGTGGATGTATGCTTCAGTCAATCCTTCTGGTTGAGTCCACGATAATGTTTGAGACTGATATCCACCATTAACCATGACATTTGCCATCAAGAATGATTGATCAGAGTTTCGATGAACTTCAACACCAACAGGCGCATTATATGCAGCAAGTTTCACTTCGAAGGTTAGTTCATAACTTTCGCCTGGCAACATATTTGCGATTTCATAGTACGCAACTGAAGTGCTAGGACGTGAACCGCCTGGCGTCCAGTGAATTTCTGCGTTAGAATTGCCGCCTGGGTTAAAGTTTAACGAACTACCACCAACTGTAGTCCAATCAGCAGCAGTCATACCAGCAACGTTTGCAGGTGCTGGAGCGAATGCGTGATAACTATCTGGTGTAATATTGACTGGTGTTGCTGTAGTTAATGTTTCTTTGTTCAGAGTTAACAGTTCAGTGTCAGCGTCTGATATGAAAGCTGCAGCCGGAGGAGTAAAGTCTGCACTATAACGCGCAGCAGAACTTATACGGAAGTCAAACAACATTCCACCGAAGTGTGCACCAATCTTGTGAGTTCCGGTAGTACCGTAGTTCTTGTCGGCTCCGTGTAGACTTCCACCGTATCCGCCTTGCTTAACACCGTTCAGGTATAAGTCTACAGAAGATGATGGGTTTCCATTGATCGTAGTCGCTGGAGTCTTAACGATAGCCCAGTGGTTCCATCCTGCGTAATCCCATATTTTTGGGTTCCACGTCATGTTATAGTTTCCACTACCGCCATTACGGAACATTATCTCAGTTCCTCCACCCCAACCACCTAGAGTGATTGTGTGTCCATTAGAGAATTCTATCAGATTATCGTCGCCTGGGTTAACACCATCGGTGTTCATCCAGAATTCAACCGTCCATCCAGCATCACCGTTGCTGTTAGATAGAGAATCGCCTTCATAAGTTGCGTATGAAGATCCATCATCACCGAACTGCCACGCGAAAGATGGAGTTGGTGGTGGTGGTGGAGCTACGTATGCTGGTAGTTCGAGATATGCCGATTCTGTTGTCGATTCCCAAAGAGGAGTCGACATATCGCTGATATTGTAAACCAACCACTTTTGACCTTGTCCAGTACCAGAATTACCAAAGTTTCTGTAGTAAGAAATTCTGTTAGATCCATCATTGAATAAGTGAACTTGATATCCAAGTTCTTCACCGTAATACTGGCCGTATTGGACGATAGGTGCCGCAGATAAATCTCCCAGAGAATATACATAAACCGCACCGTGTGAAGCGTTGCTACCAATATTTTCATCATTCTTTGGTTCAGCAACGGCAAGGTGAGTATCACTCAAAGAAAGGTAACGAGCATATTCTTTGTTATACGTCGATGGTGCAAGTTTTGTTGGTGATGCAGTAAGATCGGACACATTGAACACATATGCCGCACCCGTTTGTACTTGAGTTCCACCATGTTCATCATCGCCGTATGCACCTACCGCAAGATGTGTTTCGGTCGCATCAACTACGTAACCGAAATGATCGTTATATTCTGTGCCTTCTCCAAACAACGATGTTTGATATTGTAGAGTTTCTACATCATAAACGTGAACCGCACCACCTTCAGTCTGGTTGTCGTTTGAGTTTATAGGGTCGCGGGATGATGGATGTCCAATGAACAGATACGAAGAGTTGGCCGCCATATCCCAAGAGAATCTGAAGTCACCATTGTGATATGTTGTCGGTGTTGGTATCTTAGTAGGTGCCGCAGAAAGATCTGATAGGTCGTAACAATACACAGGAACACCCTGTGCGTTGTTCCCCACAAACAGTTTATCTTCTGACATTGCCATAGATCTTCCAAACTTATAGTTTTGATTATAAGTCGCTTCACCGGAATCTGGTGACAATGTTGCTAGTGGAGCACTTAGATCTTGTGTATCATACACAAAAACTACACCGTCACCACCTTCGTAAGTGTCTGCTACTGCAAGATATCGACCGTTTGGATCTGTAGCCGCGCTATCATCTACTCCAAATCCTGAAGCAGTGTTAACTAAAGTTGTAGGATCTGAGTCGATGTCCATCACACTTCTTATATAAAGAGTGCGAGGCATACCAGTAACAGATCGTGTAATCCATTTTGCTACTGGTGGCCCTACGTATGGAGGGTTGTTTGCGTCAACACCGGCAATTACTTGACCCGCCTGAAACACAGCACCCGCTAAAATTTGATTTGCCATTTTTGTTAAAAACCTCTATTTGAGTTTTATGCTAAGTCTTTATCATGGTTCAGGTTACCTTTCTTCTTCTTAACGATGAAAGCGTTAACCCTTGCCATTCCCCATTGTTGCGGTGTGGTGCCTGGGCGGTGACCCGTCTTCCATGCAGCAACACCTCTATTATAAACTTTGCGAAGTGTGTCTGGTGAGATACCCGACTTCTTCGCCTTCGCTGCGATACCGTCTGGACCTTCTCCCAAATCGAGATCAGAGTAGAGACCATATCGTTTTTCTTCAAGGTACTTCTTGAAATTTATCATGCCAATTGCCTTATCATACCCGCCAATGCCTTTGTATCCATGTCCAGATTGAACTTACGAATAGTGTTAGCGGCGTGATATTCTATTGAACGTCCGTCTCCAGATTTATCAAGTTCTTTCTTGATGTACTGTGCGACTTTCTTATATTTATTCCTATGGATAGACTTAGCGTCCAACTTATTCATGAGATCAGTCACCCAGTTCTCTAGGATCTTATCCTGTTCTTCATACATGTCCTTGAACGCCTTGGTATACTTCGATGGTTTGGTCTTTGCGGTTGCATCGCCTGGCGCTGGTTTGTATGCAGATGAATCGTTGTCTGCTTTTTTACCGTGTTTCTTAAAGTGCGCATCACGTTTATCTTTGGTGGACTTCTTGAGTCCAGCGTGATATCGCGCTGGTTGAGTTCCTTCCTTATCCTTTATATCAGGATCCTGAGCCTCGTACTTGATCTCTGGACTCGTTGTCTTGAATCCCTTCTTGCGCATGATGGTCTTGTTGACCACCTCGAACTCACCGTCTTTGAAATTTACAACAACCGGAAGATTCAGATCTGACTGCATGTCCTTGAGGACCGCTTCTGCATCTCCGTGTTTCTTAATGTCTTTGCCCTTGTTCTTTGCAATCTTCTTGAACAAACGCTGAATCTCTGCGACCTTAATCTCTGGGTCATTGCGCTTGTCGTTCATACGGTCTGCGAAATGACGGGTGAACTCGATGTCGATGTCGAACTTCTTCAACAAACGATCACCGAACTTCTCTAGGTCGTCTATCTGTCTTTGTGATACGTCCTCTTCAAGTTTCTCGACTGCGTCTAACCACTTGCGGGACTTCTTGCCATTGTGTTCTACAATGACGTAATTTGCTCCTAAAACGACTACAGTAGCCACCTCATCACTTTCTTTGATGACTACTGTATCGCCGACTTCAAACAGAGAACCCGCAACATATTGTTCGCGAGTTTCTGATACTGTTTTTAGTTCTAGGTGATTACGGAATTCTAGGGCTTCTTTAAGTCCCATACCCTTACGCACGTCGTTAAATAACTTACGTGTGTCTTTATCGGACATAGACTTGGGAACGCCTTGCGCGAACGTTACGAAATCATTATTCGCTGCATTCTCTCGCTGTTTAGACGCTGACATCCCTTCCACACCACTAGCGTCTGGATCTCTCTCACCAGCAGATACTATGTTAATGTTTTTAAAATTGTAGAAACCATGACGGCCCTTCGTCCCGTTGTATTTTTTCAACAGGACATCGAATTCTGTAATACGGTCTTCCCCAACGACCATTGTTACTGACCTGTAACCTTGGTCATACAGAGCGACCATCGCATTGATTGCGGTCTTTACCGACTTATCTGCGATGATGTTTCGTGCATGTTTTGGAAACATCTTACGTGTGTGTTTGATCTTATCACTATACGACAACGGGTTCTTTTTCGGGTCTTGAGATTGCGACACGAAGACTTTGTAGTCAGACTTGCCCGACTTGGTTGATAGTGTGTCCATGACCTTGCCGTGACCAATGGTGGGCGGGTTCATGCGACCAAACGTGAAAAATACTTCACGTTCCTCTTCTACGAGGTATTGTGAAAAATTCTTTATCATTACTTTTGACCGCGTCCACGTTTACGTTGTATTTCTGCCTTACGAACAACCTTTAGTTGTTTCTTGGCACCACGGTCAATTTTCTTTTGCATGGCAGGATTGTCTAGGCGCTTCTCGATGTTCTTTCTTTGCGCTAATGACAATTCTTCTTTCGACTTACCCTTAGAGAGTTTATCTACCATCTGACTACGCGCAGATCGACGTGCGCGTTTCTTTAGAGTGTCCATGTCAGCCATCTTGCGTTCTGATTTCTTTCGAGCAATAGCGATCTTCGCCTTGTTCTTTTTCATTCGCATTGCAAGTTTGCGACGTTGGATGTTATCTAGGACTTCGTCCACAAATTGTTTAAACGACTCCACTGTCATTATCCTCTTTGGTTTATCCCATGTTATCTACGGGCGGAATCCCACCCTTTCAATATATCAGATGAAAAGTTGTTGTATGAGAACTCCATACGATCAACCAGTTTCACCGCATCACCACCAAGTGTATCGATCGCCACGTATCCCTCTTCACCAGTGACTTGGTATCCGTCAACTGTCTGAACGAAGGTGTCGATCGTCTTTAGTTTGTCCAAACTATTTATAAGTTTTAATTTCACCAGTACCATCAAACGTTGCATTTCAAACATTTTTACGAGATTTGCCTTGTTGTCTGACGAGAAAAACTTCATTTCATCTGCATATTTCTGAATCCACGTGTCTTTTCCACGTTGGGACTTCTTACTGGCGATCTCTTTTTGATAGTATGTTTGTCGATTTGCGACCAACCCCGTGACGTGTTTGGTAGAGTCTGGGATGAGTGTGCCTGCACGAACGAACGAATTATTATATGTCTCGATCGCCTGTGCAAGGTTCTGATTTGATTCGAGTGCCTTGAGTGTAGTAGACGATGTCTGTTTAAATAGACGACCGATCTGGGTCAGTAGAGAGTTAACCTCTTTGGTGTCCTTGTCACTCATGGTTGCGTTAGTCACGTCGCGGAGCATAGCGTCTTGCGACCATACGTTGCGCGAAGTGCGAAACTTGGATACGTCCACACCATAGGACGCCTTCATGTTTTCAAAAGAATCTCCGGTGTAGGTCGTGTGCCATACGATACCGATCTTTGCAGCGCGTAGGTCTGCGGCTTGATTCCAAGGCACTGCGTATGCGATTGTGTTCGGATGGAAGACGACGTACTTCTGTCCGTCGATCTTCTTACCTTGTAGGTCTGCACGACTGAACAGGAAGTCTCCCTGAATGACTCCCTTAATGTTTAGTTCTGGGAGATACTGAAGTGCGAGTTTTAATTTCGTGTTAAGGTCACCCTTGGTGTCCGCGTCGATGTCCGCGTCGGTCTTGTAGACCTTCGGGTTCTTGTTGAAGATGCCCTTCTTCGCGACAAAGAACTGACCGTCTGACGGGTCGGTGCCACAAAAGATGGCGGGTGCGCCGTCCCACTTGACCGACACATTACCCGCCTTCTTTCCCGCTAACATATCACGTAGTCCACGCAGTGCATTGATCGCCTCGCGCGTCCCGTCGACACCACCATAAAGAACCTTGTCCTCAATGTGGGTCATGTGAGTGTTTTTTTGTTCAGTAATGTAGGAAGAGAAGTTTTCCATTATATGTCCGTGATACCATTATACTGCAACTTGAGTGCGGTGAACTTTCCTAACTTACCAAGACCAGCAAGTTTTTTACCTGCTCTTACACCCGCATCGGATCGTATGGTCATGGTTAATCGCTTACTTTCGTCAGCGGTATCGATATCAATGAACCACTCTTGGACGGACTTCTTATTGAGTTTTGCCTTGAACCCCGTGACTAGAGGTAGGACAGATTGAAGATCGTCGCCCTTTTGTTCTGCGGTTTTCTTAACAGCCTTGACTAATACAAGAGGTGGAGTCTGTGGTTTCTGTAGATTAAAGTTGGAAGATATCCACTCCTTGAACTCTTCTAGGGAAAGAGTATTGAGTTCTTCACAGAACTTCTCTCGACATATTCTGTTTTGAATGACATATAACTCATCCGCCTCAGATTCATTATCAATGAAGTAATCAAGGTATGCTTGTCGAACCTTGGCTTTATTTTCCATGTAGTTCGACTTATTAACCGAAGAGTCTAAGGCTGGTAATTTAGAATATACCGAATCCCAGAGTGCGTTTTCTAGTTCAGAGAGTCTATCCTCTTTTCCGATCTTCTTATACTGTGTATTGACGTAACTGTTTAATAGAGGTTCTTTCGATTTAGAAGTACCTGCCTTTAGACTGATACCTATCATACTGCCGTCGGAGAAATTTACAAATATATCACCAGCGTGATTTCTACCAACACCTCTTGGTTTATCCCTAAATCCCCACTGAACCGAATCGATAGGTTTGGAACTGTGCAAATCGTAGAGATAGTTAACAATACCTATTGAATTCTCTAGTTTAGTTTTTACAAGCGATGCTTTGAGAGAAGACATCTTGTCGATGTACTGACGTGCAGATTCTGGATCAGTACCAGAATTATTAATGAATGTCTTCTTACTGTTAGAATCGTCTAGTCGCACTCTGTAGACGAATTTCTTAACGTCTTCTGCGGAGACGGGTCTATACTTATGATTAAACATAAGCGCAGGATAGAGTTCGGTATATGACGCAGTCGCAGTCGTATCAACTCTCTGTTCTGAGAGGAATGTTTTAAAAGTTTTCATATCAATTCCCTAATAATTTGATATGGTAAGTATACATGGTTCTATTTATATGTCAAGGGAATTGTGTGAATTTTCTTCGTTATATTTAGCGATTGTTTCGCGTAGGGGTCGGACCCACGTATCTCTGTGTTCGACAAAGATCTGCGGTTCGTGGTTGTCTACGGATATGATGGTGACAAGTTGAGTGATGGGACGACCCGTGCGTTCCTCCCACATGATTGCGTAGGCGGACTCTTGCATGAAGTAATTGGTGATCCAATCCTTCCGTTTGGGTTTCATAGATGTTTTGAAATCAATGATAGAAAGACTACCATCGAACTCAGCAACGCAATCGACGCGACCAGCCACTCCCAAGTGGTTTGAGTAGAGAGGGGCTTCCTGTGCATATACTCTACCGATACGGCTATCCAAAATGGGCTTAAGATCACCAAAGCTACTAATAATGTCTGGAGTATATCCATCCTTAAAGGTCTCCTCATTGTTGATATACTTCTCTACGATCTCGTGGACTCGCGTCCCACGCGAGGATGCGCGGTGCGAGATACGATTCGCTTCTTCATGACCTACTCTTGCTCGCCACTTTGCAATAGATTCACGGGACAGTATCGAAAGAACTGTTGTGATGGATGGAAGGTTGATGCCTTCAGGTGTGCGGTACTGTCGCCCCTTCTCAGTGGTAACAGCATTCATTTCGGTTAGTTCTGTAAATACGTGTTCAAACATAATATAATAATACCACAGTTAAAAGTCAATGTCAAGTAAAAAAGATCCCCGCTTATGCGGGACTCAAAGGACATGTGATGGCAAGTCAGATCCAACGAACGTCAAGGCATTTTCAACATGCACGTTTGAGAGATCACGTTCGTGGGCGCACAGCATAGATATTGCGCTTATCCGATCTTATGTCGAGTCCCGCACAAGCGGGGGAACTGGTGGAGCTAGAGGGAGTCGAACCCACGACCTCTTGAATGCAAATCAAGCGCTCTCCCAACTGAGCTATAGCCCCTATACTTCCTATTTATATGTCTCACAATCGTCGCATTTGTCGTATGATTGTACCAAGGTTTCGCGTAATTCCGACTCCACCTTGAGAGACTTCACATAAAACTTCAATTGACCTGTAAGAATATCACGCTGCGTTTCTGCATCTTCGATGTGTTGTATGATATATCCACACTGGTCACAGACCTTAGCGATATCACCGTGATATTCTTTGTAAGACATAATTCTCCTTCTTAGTCGCAACCTAGTTCTTGTCGCGACACTTCGTCGTTGTTGACGGGGCAGTTACCACTGGGTAAAGATTCAGGCACATACCGCATCAAGTTGTCATCTCGTAGACCAACTTCAAGGAATTCAACGAGATTTGCAATCTCATCCTCAGTCAGATCCAGAGGTGTGAACCTGTAGTCAAGATCCGCAATTTCTACTTGTGGGTGTTGTGGTACCGCTTCAATCTTGTACCTAACAACATCTTCTACACTAGAGAACGAAGCACCATGACCAAACACTTCTGTATCTATAAGATTGTAAAGTGGTGGTACTTTGAACTTGAACTTGTCCAGTGTATCTCCAGTGAAACCCCCACGTCCCTCACGTGTTGCTTCATTCACGTCACCAATCACGTCTTCCCAGATGTCGAGATCGTGGAATCCGACAGTCATGAAGATTTGGTCTGCCATCGCACCCTTGGGTGACGATAGTGCAGCACCGTTGTGACATGAGTGACAGTTACCCTTTCCGAAGAATACTTCTGCACCAGCGACCTGAGTCTCAGTCATCGCAGTCTCATCTCCACGGAGATAGTCTTGGAATGGTGCCTCGTTAGATAGGACGGTTCGTTCGAATGCAGCGACTGCAAGAGCAGCAGCTTCCAACATGTCGTCTGGTTGTGCGATTCCATATGCATCTTCGAACATCATTTGATACAATTCATTGGTTGTGAGTATGGAACCCTCTTCAACATTCATTCGATGAACACCAAGACCCGCGACTGCCTGAGTCTCTAGTCCGGACAGATTTCGTAAGTTTGCTTCTTTAGGAGTACCTTCCGTGAAGTGACGATCTGGGTCAATGCCTATGTTCACAATACCACCAACTTCATTACCGAACTGACCATTCCAAAGCATAACTTCTTGGTAGGCAGTATTCAGTACTGTAGGTGATGTTACTGGTTGCACATCAGCATCTTCTGGATTAATTCCTTCAGCAATCATGCGATGATCAAAACCGATACCACCTTCGCCAATACCTTGACGAATACCGGACTTGAATCCGTTCTGTGCATTGTGACAAGATGCACAAGAGAAAGTATCTTCCATACCCGCGATGTTACCATCGGTGATACCAGTCTCGTGATAGATCAACTTACCCAATGCGACTTTCTCTGCGGTGATCTCATTGCTGGGATCTTGCGGGATATTGTCGAAGTCATCACTCGCGGGTAGGATGTATGCCTCGTATGAACCTGTCGGTGACGTAGAGTCAAGTAACGTGAGTAGATTATCACGTGCCTCGACTGCTGGGTCGACGGGTGTCGTTGTGGGTGGTGATGTGACAGGATCTGCCACGACGGGTGGTGGGGTGTCAGAACCTCCACCGGAACACGCACTGATAAGTGCGCTTGTTACCGCTACAGTAAGTAAACGTTGCATAATATAAGAGCCTCTCAATACTCTATTTCAATTTACGAGAGGAATTATACTATAGTTTGGGGGGGAGTGTCAAGAGTTTTTTAACGAATCTTTCCGGATCTGGTTTTGATCTTCATGGACTTGCCAGGAAGTCTTTTTGCGTCTCTCTGACCACCAGTTCTCTTTAACTCACGTTGTTTTTCAATCCAATCCTTTGCCTTCTTAGACTCTGGTGGTTTGTCAGTAAACTTACGGATGTCTTTGTATGCACGTAGAGTCTCTGCTTTATAGTCTTTACCGTCAGAGTTATCGACCACTAGGAACTTGTCTTTACCAAAAAGGGTTTGGAATTTACCTATGTTGCTCTGTACGGTTTTCCAATATGCGGTCACTTCTTTGTCCGGAAGAGATCGTGCTCGCATACGGTTACGATTAAGGGCGGTATCCAAATCAGTATTGACGAAAATCATTGCAGCATCATAACCAAGACCTTTTAGAGATTTTGCCTGACGTGCAATTTTGTCTGAATCTTTACCTGTACCATCAATGACAAGACCAAGACGACCTATCATAGATCTAACTTCTTTTTTCTTAGTGACACTTTTTGCCTTACCACGGATCTCCTGACCCTGTGGTGAAAAGATATTATCTGGTGTCATTTCAAGACCTGCCTTTGCAAGTCCCGCCTCAAAAGCATCATCAGAGTTTATGACTCGATATCCTAGTGCCGGAAGTCCGGTCTTACCGACGATGAATGACTTACCAGAACCTGGCCCACCTGCAAGGAATACCGCCTTAAATATTGCCGGATCGTCGACACCTTCGTCTAGGAATGTTTTAAAAGATTTCATTGTAATACAGTCAGTTGGTTATAGATGTATTTATTTATACAAAAAGTGGCGGTGGGCGTAGGATTCGAACCTACGGAACCTCTCGGTTCAACGGTTTTCAAGACCGCCGCTTTCGACCACTCAGCCAGCCCACCTAATTTTATTACTTGGGTTCTTGATAGAACCTTTTGGAAATTGCGTCCCACTCTCGTGGAGATATTTCATCAATTGACAATCTTGGTTCGGGATCTACAAGATCTATGGGGTCTGGTTCATGCAAATCACTTGGCCACTCTGGTGGTGATTGCTTTCTTGTAGGTTTTCGAGTGTTTTGGTATCGTTCGACACTTTCCGTCAAAGCTTCGAATGTCTGATTCAACTCTTTGATATTCTGTTGCAGTCTTTCTAACTCTTTAATAAAACTCATACTATTCCTCATCATATGGCTGGGGTGGAAGGATTCGAACCTACGAATGACGGGATCAAAACCCGTTGCCTTACCACTTGGCGACACCCCAATTTCTGGCGCGGGTGATAGGATTCGAACCTATGACCTTCGGTTTCGTAGACCGACACTCTATCCAACTGAGCTACACCCGCCAATTCTTTCCAGCCTCCGGTACCACTCGTTCGTTGATTTGAGAGAGGAACGAGACTCTCTGCTCTTCTGGGCACCACTGATTCAGTTATTTGGATAGGGGAATCAGACCCTATTAGTTTTTCAAACAAACCAAAGAAGGAATTCACTATGGTTTCATTCCTTTTCTTCCGTTATGAAAACGACCCCAGATACAGTGAGCGACTTCGTGTCCGATCAACTCAGGTTCGTACTTCCATGACGGATCTTTAATATATATCTTACAAGTACCTTTCTTAGGATTCCAATACGCAAAGGCACTAATAGTGTCCCACTGAACTCCAAGATGTTCCTTTCTGACCCTGTCATATTCTTGTTTGTTCTTTATCAAAACAAATTCAACGCCTGGCGTAAGGTTTTCATATTCCTTTTTTAAAAATCTGAAATCATCCTTTCCATAATATTTCTGTGCACTGACCTGAAGTGGTTGGAAAGATATAATAAACAAAATTAAAATAGATAAGGTTAAACTTTTCATAGGATTCCTTTTCCGTTACTGGACTCCCAGTTTCCTATCGCGATCCTAAGTGCCTGCGCAACCATCGAATCGAGTCGCGCGGATTTCTGGTTAAAGTATTCGGCCATGACTTCGGTAATCTCTGTTACTGTGAGATCATCTATACGGTGAACACCATAGTGTTCGCATATGTGCCACTCCAAATATTGATGAAGAGAGTCACGGACCACATTGCCCATGTCGTTGGGACTTGGTAATTTAAAGCTCATATTTGAACCTCTCTGCTACGATATGGACATGTCCCGTGTGAGTCATGTCCGTGGGAATTCCAAATACTGCGCAATACTTTTCGCAGGCACCGTGTTTGGTAACCGCCGAAACGATCCCCATAAAATTCCCGTTTATATAAATCTTCCAAAGACCTGTCATGCTCGCTTTGCAAAGATATCATCAAATGAAAGACCGGAGTACTTACTTGAACTCATAGAGTGTGTATTATACCAACGTTCTCTCGCGCCGTACTCTGTCAATGAATAGGTGAGACCCACCTGAATACCTTTATAGAAAATTTTCCATTCGTGTATCATAACATTTCCTTAATTAGTAGAGCAGTTTTTCACATACTCAGGTGACGGGCGTAACGACCAGAGTGAGTTTAAAGTCATCTCAGGACCAAAACTCACTTCCGGTTGAGACCATCTCCACCTGATCCATTCGATCCACCTGAACCGCCTGAACCACCTTTACCGCCGCGACCTCGCACGACAAAATATACTACTACAACTACTGCTACAACTGCTAGGATTTCCATATCATTCCCCTATCAATCGAGAGAGATTTCCTCTCTCTTCACTTTGGCTGCCTGTTTCAGACCAAGGGAGATCTCAAGAATTTCGATCTCCTTGTCCTTACGTGCCTGCCACTTTGCCTCTGTGCGATCGTTCTTCTCAAAGAACTTTGACGCACGGAGACGTTCTAAAGCACCTTCACGACGGCGCTTGATTTCTAACTTTCCTCTTGCCATTTTACTCTCCGTAGTATGGCGACAGCGGATCTTCAATCTCCACTTGCCGGATTTGTCTTAACTTTTCCTTAACCCCAGACTCAACAAACGACTGGTTATATGCGATTATCGCATTCTGGATAAACTCTTTTTTTGATACACCTGAAGGGAACAATGCCTTGAGTGCCATTCGATTGTCTTCAATCTCATCCCAAAGTCGGTCATCTAATTTTAGTAGGTATGGGGTTATGCTTTTACGCATCGTCTTTCCTCATCGGTTCAAGTTCCTCATAGAGGACACACCACGTTTGAACTTTCTCTTCATCAGCACACATTATTGTGCCATAATAGGGAATACATCTTTCTTGAACTATTACCCTAGACTTCCAATCAAGACATATTCTTTCATCTTCATTGGCAACAATTATACTACAACTTGTAACGATTGTCAATACTGCAACTAAAAGAAATCTCATAATTTTCTCTCGAAAGTTGGCGGAGCGGACGGGACTCGAACCCGCGACCCCCGGCGTGACAGGCCGGTATTCTAACCAACTGAACTACCGCTCCTAGTGTTCTAAAATAAGTGCTCCTTTTTTCTCAAGGGCACACACAAAACTAGTCTTTCGTTCCATAACTGTATATACACAAATTTTATCTGCGTCCATCGAGAATTTTGCGAGATGCATCATACCCGAATCGACACCGATATGTCCGTGAGACTTGGACATTGCGTAAGCTATGTTTTTGAGATTACCCGCCTTGGGTGCGAACCTTGGATCGGTCGCCTTACCACCAACTTGGATAATGTCGTACCCCCGTTCTCGCCACTCTGACATGATGGTCTGAGGATTGCGAATCCTATTATGATTATGTGTACCATCAAACTGCATGGTCACGAATTTCTTTGGCAACTCCAGATTGAGATCGACGCTCAATCGAGGGTAGTCGCGGACACTCCAGAACTTGTGATCTCCGTCTGGATCGTGGACTCTGTAAGTCTCATGATCCACTGGTTTACCGTGATAGTAAACACAGTTGAGATCGAACAACTCTGTGAGTTCTTCTAGTTGTCGGAACCAACCATTGGACTGAAGGATCTTTACGCGTCCTTCTTTGCTCATGATCTTTGCGACACCTAGGGCGTCAAGTCGGTCACCCAGACCGACGTAACGAATTCTATCAGTTAGAAGCAGATTGGTCATGTACGTGTAACTGGATCAATGCGTAATGTAGAACCTTCATTAGGTCTTTACGTGCGTCTGCATCGGTTCCTTTCTTACCATACCGTTGTGCATACTTCAACACGTTTCCAATACAAAACCCTGTACCGTGTCCACCGTCTACGATGAACTCAGTCGCCTGAAACTTCTGCTTCGCGTAGTGTTGACCATATGTAGAATCAACATAATTCTTGAATTCTTCAATCAACTCACCTTCACTAAACTTATAGTCTACTGTACTAATATCAGCAGCCTCTCGCATCGTCACACCGTCCGAGTATCTTTCAAATTCTACCGTCTCATTGAAGTAGGGCGGAGTGTGTGCATATACCTTCTTAGTCATATTACCATTCTCTCAATATAGTTGTGCCTAACATAAACAAGGAAACCGCGTTCAACATAATCAGTGCGCGATCCTTCCAAATAACTGATACCCAAGTCCATAGTATAATACCTAAGAACCCGATTGTCAAGTCATACATTCGATAATCTGGTCCAGCAGAACGCATGGCCATTGAAACTAGAATTAAAATAGAAGCAACCCACTTTAGATACCAATCAAAGTTTTCGGGGTACCATCCACGGTCGGGTTTATTGCGACCATCTGCACGTACCATTGGGTCTCCACGTCCTTGTTTAGGGGGCATTAAGATTTGCTCCCAATAGTGCGTCGAACGATATCGTTGTGATTAAACTCTGCCCAATATAACTCGAATGCAACACCGTCCTTTACACCTTCGAACTGGTGAATCTTGCCTGGCTTGACTTGAGTGAACTCACCCGCACGTAGAATGGTCTCATCGACAAGACCGTCTTGGTCATCTTGCCATACGCGCACGATCATCTCACCGGACTCTACGAAGAACCCGTTCCACTTATATTCATGGAGATGTTCGGAACACTTGAAACCTTTCTTGTATTCGATACGATGAAACTCTAGAACGCCATTCGCATGAATGAGTTCTGTCTGTCCCCAAATCTTTCCTGCCTTCATAGTCATACTACTCTCACCGGATCATAATAAATGGTGCGAAAGGAGAGACTCGAACTCTCACGCCTTGCGGCACTGGTACCTAAAACCAGCGTGTCTACCAATTCCACCACTCTCGCAAAATGGCTGGCGAGGCAGGGCTCGAACCTGCGACAACGTGATTAACAGTCACGCGTTCTACCAACTGAACTACTCGCCAAAATTATGTGCATATTATATCAAAAACTAAGAGGACTGTCAAGTGTCCAAATCGTTTAAATTCACAACCCCTTCATGGAGCCACTTTTCTTCTAAAGGGGTCAATTTTTCATTCTCGTACTGACGCGCCTCTAGTTCGTCTGGGTGGTTCTGATATCCCTTAGTGAGGTTGAGAAAGACATACCGTATATAGAACCCCAATATCCCTCTCTGTTTGATCTGATAACAGTGCTGCAACTCGTGTCGGTATAACTTCACGAGAGAACGACGTGTCATCAACTCTGATTGAGCAATTGATCCGGTCGCATACTTTCTAGGTCGCATAATCATATACGGCCACAATACAACACCACGAAAACGAGACTTCCAAGGGAATATTGACTGATTCTCTTCCCTATAAACTATTTTAAACTTCATCTTTGCCCCACCTTTTTAGTGTGTCTTTATGTATAGTTTTATGAGAGTAGTACATCGTAATACCACCAAAGACCATAGGGCACATAAAGACTGCGAGAAGACCCAACATTCCTACACTCACGCGTTTGCCCGTTCCACCATCTCTTCGTGAGTGACTTTGCGTGCCGCGAGTTCATTGCGGAACTTCTGTTTCAACTTAGGTGTGCGGCATGATAGGAACTCATTCCACAACGCTTCGATAGAAAGGTTCTTTACGTAGAAACGTGATGTCGTAACCTTTCCGGTCATACGGTCCTTCACGATCGTGTCTTCTTTGTACTTAATTGGCATTGTTACCTCACAACTTTAATATAGGAACCACAACCTTTTCGGATTGTAGTTCTGTATCTTCTGTTCCGCCGCACCAAGAACATTCTTGTCCCCGTGCGACATATATGTAACCGTCATGCATACAGTGGTGAGACCACATCACGGTTCTTGCATTTTCATAGAAACACTCATTGAATGTTCTATCCCACTCTTCGTTACCTGTTTTCGAAATAGGCGAATCGGCAATATCACTCATCCTTCCTTCTCCACATCCCAAACAATACGACGTTTCGGCACTGCGGGTAACTTAGTCCGTTGTACCCACAAGTGACCATTTTTCTCCGCGTCGCTGAATATAGCAACAGTGATGAAGAATGCACCAAGCACCATAAGGTGTCCACCTACACTGTAGATTCCATACATCC